GACAGATTAGATGCTTTAGTTTGGGGTTTAACAGAACTAAGCAAATCTAGGGGGGAGATAAATTGGAGGATAAGCTAAGAGGTAATCATGGCATTAATAGATAACATAAGAAATATTTTTAGACCGCAGCAGAAATCCATGCATTCAAACATGGTTGGTTATTTTGGTGTAGGTTCAGGAGATGCTAAGAATTATAAGTATCAAGACCTAGCCAAAGAAGGCTACATGAAAAACGCAATAGTCTTTCGTTGCGTGAATGAAATTTCAAAGGGAGCAGGTGCAGTCAATTTTATGGTTAAAGCAGGAGACCAAGTTCTTGAACAACACCCATTGATTGACCTTTTAAACAGACCAAACCCACAACAATCTTATTCAGAGTTTTTTAACAGTCTATTTGGTTTCTTGCTTTTAAGCGGAAATGCTTATGTTTTGAAAGTCGGCTCAGATGTTGGTGCACCTAGAGAGTTACATCTTCTTAGACCTGACAGAATACAAATCAAAGGCGGTGGCAAACCTATACCGCAAAGATACGAATATATAGTCAATGGCAGAGTGCAAGATGTTTTTGATGTTGACCAAGACACAGGTTTTTCAGATATAAAGCACATCAAACTTTGGAATCCACTTGATGATTATTATGGGTGTTCGCCTTTACAAGCAGCAGCAGTGGAAGTAGATCAACATAACCTCTCTTCAAAGCACAATATCAACCTTTTGAATAATGGAGCAAGACCAAGTGGAGCTGTGATATTCAAACCAAAAGATGATCAAGGCTTCACAGTCAACCTTACAGAAAGCCAAAGACAACAACTGCTGACAGATTTAAATAACAGATTTGTAGGCACAGGCAATGCAGGGAGACCTATGCTGTTAGAAGGCGACTTTGATTGGAAAGAGATGGGTCTATCGCCAAAAGATATGGACTTTATAAATCTTAAGCACATGAGTGCCACAGATATTGCTCTTTGCTTCGGTGTGCCAAGTCAGCTCGTTGGTGTGCCTGACAATCAAACTTACTCAAATGTGGCAGAGGCTAGATTAGCTTTGTATGAAGAAACAATCATTCCGCATCTGAAACTAATCCAATCAGACTTCAATGAGTGGCTTGTGCCTATGTTTAGTGATGCTCTTGATTTTCAATATGACATAGATGCCATACCTGCATTAGCAGAAAGAAAAAGAAAAACTTACGAAAACATAACCTCTGCGGTAAATGCAGGAATTATGACAAGAAACGAGGCAAGGGAGATTATAGGACTTTCCCCAGTCAATGGCGGTGATGATATTTATATATCTGCAACTCTTTTCCCATTAGGAAGCGAAGCCCCAGAGGAACCTGAAAATCCATTGGAAGAAGATGATGAAAAAGAGTATGAAGATTTTCTTAAAGACGATCATGTAACAAACTTCCCAAAAGCAGGGGACAATAAAAAAATTAGTCTTAGAAATTCAAACTATCCTCAATTCAGTTATGAGTTTGCCAAAAATACTAAGGAAGAAGGTGTTGGTAAACAAATATGGAAAGCAGGTGGCAATATAAGGGGCAATGAAGCATTTGTCTTATGGGGAAGAGCAAGAGATGGCTCTGAAACACCTGCAGTTCTATCATGGATAAAAGAAAGAGAAGCATGGGCAGCAAGGCATTTCCGAGATGGTCAGGCTTTCAAAGATGGTTCTAAAGAACCTAACTTGTCTAATGTAGGCGGAGTGGTCGCTCAAATGAAATGGGGTGTCATAGGAAATTTAGGTGAACAAGGAATGAAAGATGTCATTCTTGAGCTTACTAAAAAACTTGAAGGTAGGAAATGGCTTGAAGATTTAGAGCTACCTTTTGAAGAAGGTTGGTGGATTGACTCGGTTGAAGATACAAAGCAAGTGTCAGCCAAAGTAAAAGAAGCTCTCAAAAATAAAGTAGATGAACACAACGAGAAATATGGCGACAATCCTAAAAAAAGAGCCACAGTTAGAATGTTAGAAGCTGTATTCCGAAGGGGAGTGGGAGCTTTCAATACCAATCCTAGCTCGGTTAGACCTGCAGTAAGAAGGCAAGGCGGAGCTGATCGTTGGGCATATGCTCGCGTGAACAGTTTCCTTTTTGCTTTAAGAACAGGCAGACATCAAGGCGGGAAACACGACAACGATCTATTCCCTAAAGGACACCCACTTAGTTCAAAATGAATTTGATTAGCCAAGTTAAAAGGCTTTTCAATTTCCGACAGGGAAGAATTAGTAGAGCAAAAGAAGTGAGACAACAATTAAGACTTAGGAAGAACTTAGAAAGAATATTACTACGAAAGCTCACTAGTTTATTTAGAAAAGCAGTCAGAACAAGAACATTTATTTATCAGGAAACTGGTGTCTTTGAAAAAGATGTTTTGGTTGGAGCAATAAACGAAGAACTTTTCCCAGTAATGTTACAACACTTCAAAAGAATCTTTCGTATGGTTTACGATATGAATGAAGCCAAGTACAAAGATTTAATTAAAGAAGAAGCATTAGTTTTTGATAGGAATGTAGATATTGATAACTTGGCTAATGAGTATTTTCGCTCAAGAGAACTTTTTCTTGTAGGAGTTTCAGATAGATTAGCAAGGAGAGTAGATAAAATTATTAAAGATGGTAGAGCAAACAATCTAACGCTACCGCAAATAGCAAAAGAGATAGATAAAATCATTCTTCCAATAATCAGAAGCAGAGGAGCTTTGATAGCAAGAACAGAAACACATAATGCTGCTAGTTTTGCCAATCATTCTTATCATCAAAAGGTAAAAGATGATTATGCAATCCCTATGGTCAAAGAGTGGGTAGCAACAAACGATCAAAGAACAAGGTCAATTCATGCTGAAGCAAGCGGACAAAGAGTAGGCATGGATGACGATTTTGTCGTTGGCGGATTACCAATGGCATATGCAGGCGATGCAAGAGGCGGAGCCAAAAATGTTATTAACTGTAGATGTGTGATAATCTATGCCGATGAAAATGATATTGTTAATTGATAACAATTTATAATACAATTTATTATGCCGATACCGAAACCAAGTAGGGATGAAAGCAGAGAGGATTATTTAAACAGATGCATGGGAGATAGCACTATGACTGATGAATATGATCAAGATCAAAGGTACGCTGTCTGTGCAAACGCATACGATGACTCCAAAGGGAATGACCAAGCTAAACGAGAACTGAGGGACGATGTCTTTACGACAGAAGCCGAAGCGGAAGCAAGAGCAGAACAAATAGGCTGCTCTGGCATACACTCACACACAGAAGATGGTAGAACAGTATATATGCCTTGTGCGTCGCACGATGCGTACATCGCTGCGGAAGGTAGAGATGTGAGTGGTTATCACGATGAAGATGATGACAAGAAAAAGCCAAAGAAAAAAGAAGATTGCTCTTGTGATGAATACAAAGATTACGAGACACAAATTCAATTTAAAGCTGATCTTAAGATGGGTCATGAGGATGAAGAAAAAGATGAAGGTATTTTTGAAGGCTATGGCTCTGTTTTCAACAACACAGATTTAGGCAATGACATTATAAAAAAAGGTGCTTTTGAAAAATCTCTGAAAAAGAAAGGTCCAAAAGGTGTGAAGATGCTTTATCAACACAAATCAGATATGCCTATCGGAGTTTACGAAGAAATAAGAGAAGATGAAAAGGGTCTTTATGTCAAAGGAAAATTGGCTCTTGGCACACAAGCAGGTAAAGAAGCTCACGAACTAATGAAGATGGGAGCTTTATCTGGATTATCAATTGGTTTTAGAACTAATGAAAAAGGTTATCACTATGACAAACGCACAAGAAAGCGAATCATAGAGGAAGTAGAATTAATGGAAGTATCTTTAGTAACTTTCCCAATGAACCCCAAAGCGCAGGTGGAAATGGTGAAATCTGAGGATATAACTATTAGGGAATGGGAAAACGGAATGCGAGATGCTTTCAATCTTTCTCGTTCAGAAGCAAAGGTGGCTGCAAAAGCAGTACACGAGGTATTCATTCAACGAGATGTTGAGGAAGATACTGAATTGGTAGATGCCATAAAAAATTTAACCCAAACTTTAAAAACTTTATAAGGAGCTTAAATATGACTGACGAAGTTATAAAAGACGCTCTTAGCGAGTACGGAAAGGCTTTTGAAGAATTCAAAAAAGCAAATGATGAAAAGCTAGAGCAGATTGAAAAAGGTTTGAGTGATCCTTTGTTGGACGACAAGATTGAAAACATTGAACAAAAAATGAATTC